AGTTTGAAATAAACTGATTTGAGACTCACCTAAATTACCGATATTTAAGTCTCGCCACCAGCCTAAACCACCATCACTGCTGAATATCTCTCCAACCTTAGTGGGTGTGTACATAGGCCGACGAAGAGAATCAATATTAATACCCGTACTTAACGGTATTTGATTACCAGGGACAGTAATAGGCCGAGTCATTACACCCATTTGAGAGTTAAACGTCACTTTCCCCTCAAGGTTGCGAATTTTCAAACCAAATCCAGATGTGTCGAGTTGTGTTGATTGCACATTCGTAAAAGCAACAACCCAATACCACGCGGGGGAATACGCTGTAATATTGGTGCTGTTTCGATTTCGGCTGACATAACGCCACCATTTTAACGTTTCCCAGCTCTGGACGTTGGATGGCTCTAAGCGGATAAAAGATTTATTATCATCGGTGTAAAAGAAAAATACCGCATTCTCAATCGTTAGTCCTGGGAATGTTTTACCAATATCAAACCCTTCTGTAATATACACCTTTGCCTTGTGAGTGGCGTAGGCATAACCAAGAGGCGGTGTATTCTCAAGAAAAATAGAACTTCCCATCACTTTTAGCCCAAAGCCATTTGCCATTTTCTGGGATTCAATCGTTGGGAATGCAATAATTTTCACATAGTTTAAGTCATAATCCATCATTCCCATTACAGTCACTTTTCTACCGTTGGAGCTATAGGCGATTTTATCCTTTGTCCCTGATACATAGCGCCTATCCCCACTTTGCGTAAATGTCACCTCTGCAGCACTCAAAGAAACCACCTGAAACCCATACCCTTCTGGAATTTCATTGGGGCAATTCCATTTGTATGTTAGCCACCCACCGTCTGGCGATAGCCCATCACTTCTTTTCACATAACGGGTCCAAAGATTTGTCGCTGGTGCTGTGTGCTCATTGAAAACAAACTCACTGCCGTCTAAATTGCGGATCTTTAACCCATACAAACTGTCAATCATAAGAACCACCCCAATTCAATAATGTAGGTGTTTTTGTACTTAAAATAGTCTCCCTTGCTATTTCGGATCACCGAATAATCACCATCATTGCTGTTGGTCTCGAATACGCTGTTTTTCATATCGATTCGCATCCCTGATTTCCCTGGTACATAATTAGGGGAGCGCATATCTGTTTGAACAACAATGCTGCCAATGACTGCTTTATTGATAAGCGCTTCATCGATAAACGCTTGGCCGTTTTCAATAAAGAAAACAGGCTCTAGTTTGCCACTCGATGGATTGAAAATACCGAAAGTATCCGCACTGAAACCAATTTGCGTCACCACTTTACCATTTTTAATACTAGCCCCAACTAACATGGCTGCATCATACGATTGACCGTTGTACATAACCGCAGCTTTAAATGAAATGATAGAAGATGCATTGCCTTGGTGATCCACTTCCACTTTTGACATTTTTTCAATCGCTGCATGGGTTTCATCAAACTGGGCATCAAGTCGCTCAATTGATTGTGCAAACGCATGATTGTTATCAGCAACAACTTTATCAATGCGGGTGATCGATGCTTTAGCGCGTAAAAGCTCAGTCCCTTGCATATTTTGCTGGGCAGTTAATTGCATGCCGATTTCAGCTAAAGATGATTCCGCATCAGCATGCGTATTTTGAATATTCGCAATCGATGCATCGTTATCTTCAAAGTGGGATTTAGCCTCCTCTTTTGCTTGCGTTAGTGCTTCGCTGGTACTTGCGGTCGTTTGTTTCAGCGAATCAATGCTAGCTTGAGTTTCTTCATGCTGACTTTGCTGTGATTGCTGAATTTCGGTTGCCGTTTCTTCCAGTGTCGCAATAGATTTAGAGTGATCCGTCACAACTGCATTGATTTTCGATAACTCGCCTTTATTTTCAGCAATATCTTTTCCAAGTTCTGCGCGCACTTGCTCCGTGTGCTCAGAAGCCGCTTTTTTATCCTCAGCTTGCGACTTACGAATATCAACAAATGTGGCCTGATTATCTTTGTGCTGCGCATCAACTTTTTCCGATAGCTCAGCTTGCGATTTATCCGTATCAGCAACCGCTTTTGATATACGGCTCACCTCCGCATTGGTTTTGGTTAATTCAGTCCCTTGCTTGTTGATACTCGCAGTATTTTGAATAATTGATTCAGATAAGGCCTCAACATCTGACGCTTGGGTTTGCGTTAAATTTGCAATTGATGCCTGTGTTTCTTCATAATTACTCTGCTGAGTTTGCTTGATTTCAGTTTGTGTTTTATTGAGATCCGCAATAGCTGTTTTTTGCTCATCAACGCTGCTGCTAACTTTCGATAATTCACGCCCTTGGCTATCAATCCCCTCCTGCAGCTTGTCATCACCCGTTTTAATTTCAGCACGTAATTGCTCAGTGGTTGATGCAATGGTTTTGCCCTGCTCCGCGACAGTTTCTTTGATTTCAGTTATTCCGCTTTCGTTACCTGCAATGCGCGCTTCTAACTGAACGCCCATCGTTGCCCGAGCTTCTGTCTCTGTTGCTATCGCTTTCTCATTTTTCGTGATTTTCGCTTCGGATTTAAGCTGTTTATCATTCAATGAGTTATGCGCTGCACTCAGCTGCATTAACGCTTCGGAAACAGTGAAGTCTATATTTGAGACAGTTGTCTCGATATTCGTTATATAGCCTTTGTGTTCTTCGAACTGCGCAATTGTGCTGCGTTCAAACTTCGCTTGAGCTTCTGTTAGCGTTGCCGTTGCAGTTTCAACCTCAGTTACACGCCCCGTTACTCCATCAACATCGGCTTTGACTTGGTCAATTTTCTGCACTGTAGCCTTTTCATAAGTCGCTTGCGCTTCTTTAACTTCAAGGATTGATGATGTATTAGAGCCCACTGTAACGCTGATATTTTCTTGCCAGCGCGCTAAAGCATCTAAATCTGTCACCCTAACTTGCTCAAGTCTGAATATTTCAGCTTTACGATCCGCAACTTCTTCACTGAGTTTAAAGCTAACTTGCGTTGTGAATTGTGTGTTCTGCATAACTGCTTCACTCACAATCTCAACATCGGTATTGATTTGAACAACTTTGTTATTTAAGTCAATTGTTTTGCCATCGATATCAACAATGTCATGCTTAATTTCAAGCTGTTCTAACGTTAGATCCTCGATGTGGTCTTTGTTAAAGTCGATTTGCTTTTGTAGCTCTTGCCCCGCTTCAGTGCTGAGGAAGTTGTTCCCTATCTCATCAAGCATATCTTGCGGTGTTCCGCTGGCTTGTCCTGCCGCTTCAACAAATTGAGATTTTCCATAGCTGTTAACTGTTCGAACATAAAACCAATAATCAGTGCCGGCTTTTAAATTCTCCTTAGTCCAGAATTGACCCTGACCTTGTCGGTTGGCTTTAGTTGTCACTTCGGTGTCATTCGTGCTTGCCAGTTTTTTGTCGCTGAACCAGAATTCGAACGTATAGCCGTGTTGCGCAGTTTCGCCACCGTGCGGAATACAAGTCAGAGAGAACATGCCGCCAACCATTTCAACGCTAACGGGTTTAGGTGGAGCCTGAATATCAAAATCAACAATCGCAGGGGCAGACATCGCGCCAGCAGCATTAATTGAGCGAACCTCCGCACGATATGAGCCGCGCACAAGGCCCGATAAATCAACTCTATCTTGAGGCACTTGGATTGACTGAATAACTTTGCCACTTTCAATAATGTTTACTGTGTTATAACGAACATCTGCAGCTGCTGATTGCCAACTCAGATAACCCTGAACAACTTCACCGATATTTGTGGCCACAAACGCAAGGTTGAGTGGTGGCGCAACACCGCCAGTGGGTAAAACAGTGAATGGCGGTCTAACAAAAGGCTTGCCTATAACATCCTCGTAAATATAAGCACCATCCTCCTCGAGGAGAATATCAACCCCCTCCTGAGGGTGAAATTTCCATTCAGCCACACGACACTCAAAGTTCTGTATACCAATATGAGGTAAATTAAGTAAGCACACATCGCCTGGTCTATACGCGTAACCGTCCATATTCATTTTTAGCTGAATGCGGCGGCCTGCGCGTTTTTTACGCAGATAGAGATTGGCTAGTCGTGCTGCTTGGTATGGGCTAGTGACAAAGCGATAGTCTATATTTTCTTTAATCTCTAACCCGTCCTCCTCAACCCACTCATCAATAATAATGGGCTCAAAGTCAGTTTTAACATATTGCTGCTCTGCATCGACAAAGGTACCGTAAATCGCATTAGTTGCATCACGTAGCGCAAGTTCAGGTGTGATGTTAACGGTGTCGATGATTTGATTAGGCTCAATGCGTAATACTGCGGGGCCATTGTATGCTTGCATCAGAATGCCGTGCTTACCTGCAACATAAGTGGGCTCTGCGGCAATGCAGCGGTGCATATGATCAAGTAGTGATGACGGCGATTCGGAAAGCTCATAAGCCCCATTGATGGTATAGCGGGGTTCCGTATTCCCTTCCGGGGTTACAACCGGCTCATAGCTTAAATCTGCTGCTGTTTTAAATTCATCGAAATTTATCTCTAAATCAGGCACATTGAGATAACTACGATAGTAATCAAGCACAAGTAATACCCCATTGTCAGTCCAAATTTCCTTGCCAACTCTCGGGTCGTATACTTCCTTCCCCCACATTTCAACTTTGACATTAGGAACCCCATAAGGGAATTTTTCAGCATCGTATTTCAGTGTTAACCGCAACCACGCTAAATTTTCGCCGATCATGTCATCTTTCCATGATGGCGCATGCTTCAATAAATACGGGTCACTTGTGGTGCGGCCATTATGAAACTCGTAACTGACCTTGTCGCCAAAGGTTTCTATCAAATCATCATTTAACCAAATGCGTCCAATTTTATGAATCGGGTGGGCTGCAAGTGCAATGGCCATAAATAAACGTTCGCCATCCGTTTGGTCACCCTTTTCTTCTTCGGCAAAGAAGAGAAGGCCTGAACACACTGTTTTACCAACAACAACGGTCTCTGGTGCCACTGCAGAACGTAGCATTTGCTTGCGTTCAGATTGATCCCGATAGCGCATAGATGGCATTTTTTCTTGGAAAATAAATGTGCTAGCCGCTTGAACCGCAATACCAGCCACAATTAAAGCGGTACCTAACCCACCTGTTGCCATAACACCCGCAATCATTAAACCTGCGGAGACGATATTAGAGACAACTTTACCCATTACTCAACTCTCCACGCTTTAATAGGTTTATGATTAACTGGTCGTGCGCCATCCTCAGTGACAGCCCATATCTTATTAGCCCACAGTACACCGAGGGTTTTCCCTTCATCGCCTTCAAACATGACAAGGTCGCCACGTATCGTGGCATTAGGGGCTACTTCTTGAAAGAAGCCCGAGAGGCCAGTTTCCAGCCCCCCGAACTCAGATTTTAAAACTCGCATAGCCCCTGATTTAGTTTTGTATCTGCCTCGAGCCTTTTCTGCGATATCTACCCCGCACACCGCAATTGCGCAATCAGCAGCAAACAAGCAGCAATCATGCTCCCCCCAAACAAACGGCTTTTGCATGGCTTGGCGTAAGGTTTCAGGTAATTGAGTTGTCCAATTTGGGTGTCGCATTTGCTGATCTCCGGGCATAAAAAAACCCGCCGAAGCGGGTCACTGAGTAACATTCAATTTTTTGAAAATTTTACTTCTTAATGGACTCGTCCATTTTTTTCAACTCTTCAAGTAAGGACTTTTTACGTTCACTTATATTTCTAAGATTGCACTCTATTTCTTTTTCTTTATTCTTGAGTTGCTCTGCAGAATAATTCAATGCTAATTCATCAATAGACTCAACACTTTTATTACTTAAAGAGCTAATTTTTTCATCGCTATATTTAGGGCAACCATCATACCAATATTCTTTATTTTTATTAGTATCAGCGAGAGATAACATTGGAAAGAATATAAATAGATAAAAAATATATTTCACTGAATTCCCCTTTATTAATTAATAATAGAATAACGCTTTATTTGTAAACAAAAGTTGGTGCATCCTTTTTGCTTCCCCAATAAATGGCGCGCTCTGCCATTTGAGCAACATAACGAAATATCCTATCACCCTTGTGCCTTTTAACCCAAGATTCATCGGTAAATCTATCAGGCAAACCATTTGACCACCGCTCAAAACGATTCGATACAGTGACAGAAACCTCATTTAAGTTTCCAGTAGACACACCAATATTAGAAATTTGTCCTGCAAAAATAATTTCAGCTAAACTTGGCTTGCCATCTTTATCCAGTACTATCAGCATGATGCTGACATTCCTGCCGCGGCTACGTTCATTCATAACATCCGCAACTAGTAAAGAATCAAAACCAGAGAGAGAAAGGATTAATTGTTGAGGACTTGTTGAGTTATTTTCTGTTACCGGTTCAATCTTCCCCAAAGAGCCCACACCTTGGTACACCTCACCCGCTATAATTAAATTACCGATTCCTGTGTGTGCCCTTGTCGTGCCTGATTTTAGTTCTAGCCTTGCTGCAATAACTAATTCGGCCCCATTATTTATCGCATTAACCATATCATTCGAAAAAGGATGGTATAACATTAATACAAAGCCTCCTTCAAATTTATCGTTACACTTGAGAAAACTCCGGGGCGATATTGAAAACTCCCTTGATCATTACTCGTTAATTTAAAAATACCGTAAGGCCTGACGGTTTCTATTTTTTCATTAACGGCTGGCGATCTCCGAAGAATAGGTGAAATTGGAACAACAGCACCACCACTCTTATCACTAATCACATTGTCAGTAATCATTTTCAATTCATTGCTTACTGTAATGTAATCGCCTTTTCGTAATACGATAGAATTTGCAAGCCACCCTTTTGTTTGCAATATAGCTCCGGTTTGATTAGCTACGCTCACAGTGGGTTCCCCTTTGTTTAATAAACCGGGTCTAATCCAATTGCTTATTTTTACTCGACCACTTTCTCCATCAAGCTGAGCCATTAACACCTCCAATTCTCTAGAGGTGTTTTCCGTTAAATTATTAAAAGTTAAAGCGCACCGCCAGTGGCTTCCGGGGAAACGCACCGTTTGTTCACTTCCTGTAAATACAGAAGTAAAAGTTTGACTATTACTGAATAGTTGCCAACTCATCGTTGAAGGTGCGACGTTTTCTGGCCATGTTAGCACCATACTTATCTCCCAAGCGTTTTTCTGATATTTCCATTAGATTGAAAGTCACGCTGAATTCTTGCAATAGCATCATCAGAACCTTGCTTAGCACCTGACTTAGCCGCTTGCTGCATGGCCTCTAGCAATGCCTGATCCCCATTACCTGAAACCTGTATATTTTGATATATTTCAATCTTATTCATTTGGCTATTATCTATGGAATTACTCCCTGTTCTTTTCCCAGCAGCTTTAAATTCACTAGCACCAAAACTAGCATTATTCACTGTTCTCTCTATTCCGTTTCGCCTTATAGATTCAAGGTTTTCCACGCCAATACTTTTGGTTGCCCATGCATCGAATACATATTCTTTGCCATGAACAACCCCAGATATTTCATTAACTCCCTTATCACCGGTATACCCACCACGACTATATCCTTTCCAGCTTGTCGGCATTCCCATCGCGCCTGTTCCTGAAGCGGAACCACTAGCACCAACTGATGCACCTGACGCAGCTCCACCAGCTAATCCTCCCATCAAACCAGTTAAAGCATTCGTTATCATTGCCTGCATTGCAATTCTGACAAGGTCTTGAATAATAGACTGAGCTAAGGACGCTGAAATATCCTGAAGAGATTCCGAAAATGATTTTGAGCCTGTTATCATCCCTGTGAGTGAATTTCCCATTCGCTGCTCAATAGATTCAAATAAATTTATTTGCATCCGTTGCCAATTGCCTTGAGCCGCGTAAAGCTCTTTGCTGGCTTGAAGCTGAGCTTCTTTAGAGCGAGTGCTGGCCGCAGTCATTAATTGTTCATAGCGCTCTTTACTAACAATCCCATTTTGATAAAAAGCTTCGTACAGAGCTCTTTGTTCTTCCAGTTGATTTTTTAACTGAACAACAGGATCTATTTCGCCAAGAATGCTAATATTTGGTAAAGCAATACCCCTCGCTTGCTCTGAAAGTCGATTCTTCGTTGAATCTTGTTCCAAACGCATTTTGGCATGATGATATTCTTTATCCGATAGTAATCGAGCATCCAATAAAGACTTTAATTCCTTATTGGCATCTTGCTCATTTCTGATAAGAGCTCGTGTTGGCGAATATTTCTCAGCCAATTCGGCTCGTTGCTTCATATGGTTTTCAGCGTTAAGGGTTTTTAATCGTTCAAATTCCCCTTGCTTCATTCCTCCAGATTTATAGCTTTCTTGAAGTTTTCTGAGAGTTTCCGTTTCACTTAATGAAATTTTCTCTAGGCTTACAGCATGCTCCGCTTCGATTTGTCGGCGTAACTGCTGATACTGGTTTAACTGTTTTGCACCTGAAGTGCCTTTTGGTGGTAATTCCCTTGTTCCCGTGGAGCCATCACCATCTGGCTCAGTAGATAATATTTGTTTAGACTTTTCTCCTGACGCTAACCTCTCCCTAGCTTCCTTTGCGTTTTTGAGAGTATTACTTTCAATCTCATAAGCCTTATCAAGATCCTCTAGCTGACTTAAAAGTAAATTTCTTTTTGCAAGTGCCTCTTTTGGATCTTCGTAGAGTGAGCTAAAAACTCCCTTGCTTTGCCTTTCAAGTCTCGCAATTTTCACATCAGAATATGATTCCAGCTGACGATTAACAATTGCTCTTTGTTCGGTAATATTTTTAATGCTTTCTTGAAGATCATCAACTTTTACAGCTAGTTTCACTTGAGATAATTTCATCAATTCTGCAGTGGTTTCAACAACTGCATCTTTTAGGCTAAGGGCGCTTTGCCGAGCCTCAATTGATTTATTATGGAAATAATATAATGCAGAACCAGCCAACATGATTGCACCAACAGGTCCACCCATGGCTGCATACGCCCCCCTGAGTGCAGTTGATGTCCCTGCCAAGGCTCGCTGACTATAAGACAATCTATTTGTCGCTACCTCTAACTCTCTTGTGTACTTTATTTTTTGGTTGGTTGCTTCAATCTCAAGTCGAGCTAATTTATCTCGTTCGCGGCCTCGGTTAAGAGTTTGCATATCAAACTCTTTCATTTTTCTATCATGGTCTGTCAACCTTTCCCCTTGAAGGGTAAGGTATTTTAACTGCTCATTAGCATCGGCTATCCCTTTTAAGGCCGTATCTCTCATCTGAACTGATGCTGCCCTTGATGCTTTTTGTATGTCATACCAGGCTGTTGTTTGATCTTGCAGACCTTTAGAAAGCCGCCCTCCAAGTAATGGAATAAGCCCGTAGGCTGCTACATCCACCACTGTGTTCAAATTTCCAGCCAGTGCATTTACTGCATCTGTTGTTGTATTGATCCCAGCTCTTAGTGGCCCTGAAGACATCTGACCGACTTTTATTGCCATTCCTTCAAAGGCTGACGACAAGCCTAATAAATCTCCGTTAAGATTATTCGTTCTCTCTTTTGCTTGCTCATAAGCCGTGTCTGTGCCCGTTAATGCCTGAGTTAACTCTTTAACTTTTTTGGCATTTTGAGAAAGGATCATGGCCGTGTTTACATTTTCAAGACCAAACAATTTTGTTAATGCAGTTGTTGAATAATTCTTTTTACCTAAGTTTTCTAATGCACTGCCAAGGCCAACAACCGAGGGTTTAAGATTTTTATCTGTACTTGCTTCTAGCTTCAAGATCATGTTTCTAAGTGCGGTACCAGCATCAGACCCTTTAACTTCACGCTCTGCAAGCGTTTGGATTGCCGCATTTAATTCTTCGAAGCTCATTTTGGCATTTGCAGCTGCTACACCACTTTTCTTAATTGCTTCAGATGTTTCATTAACTTCTGAAGAACCATATTTAGCACCAGCTGCTAACACATTAATATAGCGATCTGTATCTGCAACAGACGCGCCAAACTGGTTTAAAGACAATGCTAAGGTCCTTGTTGCATCTGGCAAGGTTGTTCCTGATGCCTGAGCTAAAATTAATGCACTTTTGGTGACATCAATTAACCCTGAGCTTGTTTTCATTAAATCTGGCTTAGCTGAAGCCATTAATTTAATAGCTTCAGCACCTTGCATCGCTGAAAATTGAGTGGTGCGCCCCATCTCTTGTGCAGCTTCATCAAATAGCACCATTTGCTCTTTTGTGGCACCGGTTATTGATGCTAAATCAGATAAAGATTGGCTATATTGGCGGGTTGTATTGATTATTGCACCTAACGATAAGCCTGTTCCAGAAATAAGTGCCAATTTCCCAGCTACGCTATTTATTGATTTTGATAGCGATGCAAATGATTCTTCTGATTTTTTATTATCAGCACTAACTTTACGTGAAAAACGCTCTGATTCACTGCCTGCATGTCGGTAAGCATCTGCTATTTGCGCTCTAAAGCTAACATCATTGAGCAGTAACCCGACTTTCAGATCAGCTAAATTTGACATGTATTACCTCAGCATTTTCATGACGGCCGAGCACTGTTCATCTATTGTGGATGATGATGCAGGCGTTTGAGTTTCTAATGATTTATTGTCGGTTTGAAAGGTCGATTTGAGCTCGAAATGAGCCTGCCACCCTAATAATGTGGCAGCAGGCAAGGCTAAAACACGATAAGGATCTATTTCGCCTAATTGCTCAGAAAGCTCATAAGCGAAACTTAATAACGGTGTATCCGTTAGTTTTTTTTTGCTTCTTCCAGTGTGCCAACAGAATGACGTTTAACTAATGAAATAGCCTCAATCAGTGAGGCGTTGTCATGGATGTCGAGTAATTCTTTTGCCGTTGGTAACTCATCTTTACTAAGTGCCTTGCCATCATCGCTGACTATGCAAGACAAGATCATCTCAACATTTTTTAATGAAGCTTCAGTTACTTTCCCTTCCATATTTAGCTCTGCCGCTTCTTCTTCCAAAGTAAGCAGCTCTGAAGCCGTCATTCGACGGATATTTACATCAACACCAAGGAGTTGAACTTTTTGAACATGAACGCGCGGAGTCAAAAAAGCTGCCTTTAAGTTTTTCATTACTTAGTGCCCCCTGCTGTTGCAGTTCCCCAAACCAAGTTATTTTGCTTACCTTTTACAGTAACCTGAATAACTTCACTCGCTGGAGCACTGATGTCGGCCATTTCCCAACCAGATAATGCCAAAATCATTGTTGCTGTACGCTTGTTGGGTAATTCAATATAAAACTGAACGGTTTTCATACCCTGAGCCGCATTTAGGAATGCAGTGAAGTCTGCATTTTGCGGATCGTCAATAAACCCTAGCGTTTTTTCAGGGCCTTCTGGCATATCTGAAATGAACTGCTTGTTTTTATCAATTAATGTTGTGCAATCAACAAAATTACCTGTTAAACCCGTTGCGCCTATTGCTTTACAATTCACAAGTGGTTTTAAAGCAGCGGGAAGATCACCCACTTCTCCCCATTTAACAACCGTGCCAGCAGGAAGCATGGCGTACTCTGGCGAAGATTTTTGATCTGCCATAATGTCTCCTAATTTCAATATGTTAATTATCTAATTCGATACAAGGCGTCTCTAATTTCCATTACAAGAATATTGAGAACGGCTTGTTTGTTGTAATCCAGTGCTGGACGTATGAAAGGGCGCGAAACTTGCTTCACCGTTCCCATTTCTTGAGCTAATGCCTTCATGAAGTGTTTTTTAGAAGGGCCAACAGTAATCAATACTGAATCATTCAGTTTTTTACTTTTCGTTGAACGAATTTTGATACTGTCACGCATATGTGCTGACTGTACTGTTTCATCGAAACCTGCATGTTGCTTCATATCTTGCAACACTGGTTCCATCGCTTTTTTCCCAGCATCACGCAATATTTTTGTTTTTATTTCCTCCTCAACTCGACTTAATGCCTCACCTAGCTCACGTAACCCAGTTACATTCACTCCAAATTTCATTCAGCCCCCTCTGAATAAGTGATAATAAAATCACGCATCACACGCCAAATAACCCGTTTATCCGTCTGCTCTTCTCGGTTCTGCATGAAATTACCTCGCTGAACTGCTTGAACGGGATAACGACCAATATGGCCATGAGTGATGTTTTCCCAAGCATTGAGCACAACCTTTTCAAGCTTTAATGCTTTTGAATAGTCATTAGGGATTTGAAAAGTAATTTGAAATCGCGCTTGAACAAGAAATGTTTTAGCTAGACCAGTTATCATTTTAGGGTCACTTATTTTCTGATAAGTCACCCCCTCAAGCGCATTTGAAGGAAGCGCGACAGGGTAAGCATTCAATCCCGTCAGTCGCTCTAAGTCTGCCTTGATATCAGTTTCTATCATGTCGACTATCGACCTCCGCTGTAATAATTAAACGGTCTGGCTGGTTTCTATCTAAAGCGCGCACCGTAAAGTTGCGCTTTTGATAAGCAATTATCCACCCCTCATTGATATCGCTACGAGGCCGAATGGTGAAATGGTAGGTTTCGATAACTTGTTGCTGATCTGCGGTGCGAATTTTACGGTTAGACATTGCCTCCGCTTTGGCCCATACATCAGTGACTTTTACTAACTCTGTCTTAGATTCACCAAATTCGTCTCTGATTTCTTCAGGGCGTGATAACGCAATACGTTTATTGAGTTCACCGGCTTTCATTCGGTCACCTAAAGATTAATGAATCGATAAGGCTCAAGTAATGCTTTGAACCCAGCCGACATTGCCGTCGTTTCCCTGCTTTCATAAAAGTGACCAACCGCAAGCATAATGGCCAACTCAATATCATCAGATATCAACAAACCGTCGGGATCAGTTTCGGGAATATTTTCATCATAAAGCGTTCTATTAATGTAATTCTCAGCCCGTTTTTTAGCGGCTAATGCATACGTCATCAATAAGTCATCTTCTGTTGAATTATCATCATCAATCCGGCACTGGGCTTTAAGCTTTTCAATTGTTGGAAATGGCATAAATCCCCCTTAAAACCTGCGACCATTCCAGATCGCAGGTACAAAAAAACCGCAATTAAGCGGCACTTGACTGACTAAATACAACCTAAAAACTATTTTGCTGCAGCTTTACCGACTAACGCTTTAATTGCTGAGGTATCTTCAAGTACGCAGTCAAAGCGGTGGAAAGCTAAGAACGCAGTTTGGTCATATTCAGCATAACGCTCAACTAAACGCTTCAAGGTCATGTACGTCACACGACGCAAAATGAATCGGTCAAAGTCACCGCAGAAGATGAATTTTTTACCCGCTTCCATTTTATCAATAGCCTGATCAACTACATATTGCATACCTAAGATAGTCGAAGGAGCAACACCGGCAATCGATGGCAACCAAAGTGGGCGTTTTTGTGCATCTTCCATTTCTTTCAGGTTTTTTAATGTGTCATCGTTGAACGCTAAACGGAACTTAGGCCCATTACGGTAAGCAGGATCAAGCTTATGAGCTAACGCGTTGATGTCTTTCCAGCCAAATGCCGCTGATGCCTCAACCGTGCCAGTGACGGAAGCATCCAGACCTTTAGGTTGTAACGGGGTTCCCGCACCAGTACCTTTGACTAAATATTTAGCTTCACCACGACCAATACGTTGAGCGATACGACTGCCTAAGTAAGCTTCAATGCTTACACCGCTATCTTGAAGAAGCTCATTTGAAACACGAATAATTTTAGACGAAAGCTTTTTCGCCCCCAAAATGGCGGTGCCAAACTCAACATCTTGCTCACTAGCCGCCGTGTTTTCGCCTAATAGTTCCCCTTCTTCCTCAGTACCATCCGAAGTGGACCACGTAATATCTTGACCATTTGAGGTATTTAAGATTTGAGCGACACTCGCAATACCACCGTACGCTTTCATCTGGTCGATAATTTTATTCAGCATTTGAGTTGGTACTGTGTACCCCCCTTTTTCATCAGGAGATGTACCTTGAGCACGAAGCTCTTTCAGGGCTTGCTTTTCCTCAGCCGACAGCTCACCAAAACCACTACGTACAAAGCGATCAAAAGCCAAGTTGCGGCGTTCAACTTTTGCAGCCTCTGGGTCATTTTCGGAGTTGTTGCGCTGTTCTTGCTCATTATCATCAACAAACTCCTGGTCTAACGAACGGAGTTGCTCTTCGCGCTTAATCTGCTCATCCAATTTTTCCAGCTCAGTATTAGCCTTGTTCCATTCAGTACGTTGCTCTTCCGTCATCATGCCTTCACCCACTTTTTCATGGATTGCACGCATTTCTGTCGCGATAGTGTTACGTTTTTGTTTTAAATCATGAAGCTTCATAGTCATAGTATTACCTTATGCATTGAGTAAAGTTAAAAGGCGCTCACGCGCTAATTTTTGATTAATGGCTTTTTGCAGGTCACCACTGTTGCGGGCCTCTTTCCAAGCTTCCATTGAGCGGACTGCGGCGCCTGCATCTTGATAGGCGGGATACGTTACGGGGCTAACATCAAATAAACGGGAAACCTTGTGAATTTCACGAATAATTACCCCCTCATCATCTTGGTACCAATCCTCGCCATCGCGAGCGACTCTAAAAGCAAATGAACTTTGATTGATATCACCTCGCTGCATCGGAGCGAGTACTAAATCACGGATAGTTTGGGTGTCAGGCGCAGTAATGTCATAGACCAAACCACGTTCACTGACGCTTAACGAAAGCGTACCTGCTGCGGTTCTCCCTAAAATATAGTTAGGATCATGATTGAATAACCCACGAACATCATCTTTAAGTACATCGTCGAAAGCACCCGGCTTAATAATTTCTTTAAACCCGTACATCAATTCAGAACGTGAATCGAAAACAGAGCCCAACCCGATGATATGGGTGGGTTTATTATCCTCTCCTGGTTCTGCTCTAACTTCGCCTACATAGCAGCGTGTTTCTTGATTACTACTCATCATTATCTCCTTTGGGTTTTTCTGTCTGACTACCCACAGGCTGAGCAGCGTTAACGCTGACTAACATTTCGTCCAGCCCATCAACGGGGTTCATATCTTCGAAAGCACGCACTTCATTTCGGCTCATCCAGCCATCAGTAATGCCGTAATGATAAAACTCAGCACGCTCCTTTGCAGTACCACGCAATAAACCCGCAAGATTAAATCGAACGTAGAAACCTGCACGCCGCTCTTGTCGTGTAAATAAACGTCGGTTTAATTCCTGCTCCCAGTTCACTGTCCATGGCATGATTGAATGCCGAACAAACTGAATCGCTTGCTCTGAAATGTTAGAGAAAGTGGCTTTTTCGAGGTCATTTATCATATGAGCGGGCACATTAAAGATACCGGCTATCATTGAGCGATTGAGTTTCAGCATATCAATGAGTTGAGCGTCAACAGGGGAAACCGTTAATGCTTTATAGTCAAGATCTGCAGGAATGAGCATCGTTTTGTTCTCCTGACTACGGAGGGCAGCGCTTGCCTTTTGCCACATATCTTTTATCCGTGCCCAGCCATCTTTATTTAGTTCGCCTTTAACCGATAAAATCCCTGCGGGTCTGGCATTCCCGCCAAAAAACGAACTGGTATATTTCTGACCACTCATACCCATACCAATGGTTTCTGCATGCTGAGCAATAGGACTTAACCCCATGCGCTGGTTGTTACCCAAGGCACGAATATGGATCATGTCGTCTGGACTGATTGCAAAATTACCAAGTTCATTATAAACACCGTAGGTATAGCGCCCTCCTGTATTGAGCAATGTGGTTTCCCAAGGCATACACGCTTCAAGGTTAGTGACCTCGCCTTTACGGTTACGGACAACCTGTGTGTAGCCATTTCCCCAACCTAAGATGTGACGATGCTTAGTTTCTCGCCATTTATAGCTAGTTTGCCATTCGTTTGGCTCGTCATGGACCAAGTAAAATAGCGGGTGATCACGCGCCGTTTCGACTTTATTACCTGATTTACGCATCACATGCAGTGGCATTTGAGCAATTGAGGAAGAAAGCACGGAAATACAAGCGTAAACAGCCCCTAATTTCATGGATGTTTCAGGGCTAACATGCACATCAGCCGTAAATATACTGTCAGTATCGATAGAGTCGGCCGTAATCGGTACCGAGGGATTTTCAATATTTGTTAGTTCATCATCACGAAAAAGCGCATTAAGAAGCACGTTTCCCCCTCATTGCCGCCACTAATGCATAAACCACCAGCGTTGAACCACCGATCATTAATGTATTGGGGAGCCCATAGTTTAGATAACAGCCTGCCATCACCGCCCCAAAACCGACTAAGGCAGTGATATCGAGAAATAAATTTTTCATAGGAATAGTAAATCTTCGTCTGGGTTGAGTGAGGAAAGAAAATCGCTATCTTCATGCAGCATCGCCCGACCAACAGCCATAATAAGCGCTACAGCACCATCAATTTTATTTTCGTTTTGTTCTTTTATAGGCCTAACGACATCATCGTTACCCGGTAAATATTTACCCACCACATTCCCCATACACCATGTCATAATGGGGTTGCCGTCATGATGAAAACGCCCTGAAGCAATCGCGGCTTCAAGTTCTTTCATTGGATCAGACATATTTGTGTAGTTTTGAACAATGGTGATAGGGTTTAATCCCTCATCAGCCAGTTGGTGAGATAAGTTTGTTGCACCGTGAGGGTCAATCGGGCTTTCATCAATCGGGTTATTCAAGTTATCTGCCTTGGCATCTTCTAAAATAACGCGATAATCAATTTCGGCACCGTCTGTTAACTTCAGATGCTTAGTTTCAACCCACTTTCTAAAGCGTTCTGCGGTTCGCTGATTCTCAATATCTGAGCTAAAAACAGCATCATAAGGCACATAAAAGCTCGGAGATATACAGTAATAGTGCCGCTTGCCGTCAATTTCACGAGTAAATAACTTAACCCTTGAGTTCATATCCAATTTTCTGGCCAGATCGAGTGCCTGAACACAAGATTGCCCTTCAAACATTTCTAATGTCAGGGTTTTATCTTCACACTCTCGCCAGCTCAACATATTGAAATACGCTGAACGCGCTGAAACCCAGATATTTAAGTGCTTTGTTTTGAAGATACTGGCAAGTCGAGGGTTATTTTTTGCTCTGTTTTGCTGGCTAATCAGAAAATCACTGTATACCGAAACACCCATATTTGGGTTAGCCTTCTTCAGCGTGTTAGGATCTGTCCAATCGTCGCCATCATCTACGGTATAAATGACACCAAACAATTCATCATTGGGAACCGTACCATTCAACATTTCAATCACTTCGCGGCGCTTATCATAACAAGGCCCCTCAATGTTATAACCTGCTGTAGTGATAGCCCACATCAACGGCTGTCGCCTCGCCCCCATTCCCGTTAACATCGTTGTATAAAGCGAATCTGTATCATGTTCGTGATACTCGTCGACAATGGCGCAATGTGGCGATTGACCATCCCCCGGATCACCGATAAGTGGCTCAAACCGCGCACCATCTTCAGGCCGGTTCATGTTTTTGGCGTTCACTTCAATACCAAATGCTTCTGTGAGTAACGGTGTACGCTTGCACATTAATTTTGCAGGCCTGAACACTTCCCACGCTTGCTTTTCGGTTGTTGCGCCTGAATAAACTTCAGCCCCAAATTCGTTATCACAGGTAAAACAATATAATGCGACACCCGCAGAGATAGCCGACTTACCATTTTTACGGGGGATCTCAGTATAAACCTCACGAAAACGCCTTAGCTTTGTACCTTTTTGTACCCAGCCAAATGCACAACAGACGATAAAAAGTTGCCACGGTTCAAGCGTAATCGGCATTCGCTTAAATGCCCACTCTCCCTTTGTGTGGGGTAATAACTGAATAAATTTAGCAGCTTGTTCTGCCAAGTCTTTATCAAATCGATAGCGGAATTTACGCCCTTTCTCTTGGGCCATATCATCAATGTGTCGCTGGCAAGCATCAATGACATACTGGCACGCTACAATCTTGCCGCGAACCACATCACGCGCATATTGATTTGCCGCATTGACGTTTGGGTAAGATTTACGGCTCATGATGAAATGATCCTCATAAAGGGGTTATCTTGTTTCTTTTGCCCCGCCATACCAATTAACCGCTGGCGACTGCTCGGATCTAAACCCAACATTGCGCCAGTACGATCCATTTCGCTTTCCTGCTCTTTTTTTGTCGTTAAGTCAGGGTTTTTTATTGGACCACCCGTCGCACCTATTAAGCGAGTTCCATCTCGCATGATTGCAATAACTGCATTGCGCCAAATATGGTAGGCCACACACCAGCGCTCAAGCACCGCAAGGTCGGTAATGCACAAAATACCCTGCCCGCAGAGTTCTTTTATCGTCAGCTCCCACATGACAATGGCTAGCTCTAACTCGTTCTCAGTGAACCAATCAGGTGGTGCCACACCTTTTAGTGGCGTGAATACCGGTTCATCTTTATTTAATGCTCGTTTCCCCGGATTGCCGGCCAATTCTTTTCTGGCCGTAGGCTTCGGGCGACGACCAGATTTGCCCGGAGTGCCAGCCATAACAGAACCTCCAATAAAGCATTAATAATCATCAATGCCCGGTAAGTAGATTTGTGCCTCAGAAACAATTCGCTCTCTTGCGGTAAGCAATAATTGTTTACGTCCACCAGATCCCCAATTAGCCATTGTCCTTGCACAACCACTGACATTTTTAGTTTCAGTATTGATGATGTGGTCCAGCTTGTTTAATCGAGCCATAACATCAAGGCCTTTTCTTGCAGCATCCTTGAATGTGTTATAAACAAGAATCTCAAATTCGGGTTTTAGCCAAGCGGCATATCGTATAACCACCAACTCAAGCGCCCACACACCATGATTAAGCCCACCGTTAATAACTTTTACCGCAGTGCAATTTTGCATTGCGCTTAATTTATCGACAAATGCCTTTACCTGTTTGCTTCTCAGAAACTGGCTAGGGTTTTGATTTTCCCTTGCCTCTCCATTAATTACTGCGGAGGCATGCAAATCGTTCAGGCTGTATCTACCTTCATTATCAACTCTGACAGATACGCCATTAACGCTTACTCTTGGATATTGCATAATGTTTACCTTACTTAGCAATGAACCTTGCTGCATAGGAAACCAGCCCATCGAAGCAACATCAGCTATAACTGATCACCTCAAGGCTCATTCCTAAGTACAGGTTCGATGTTTAAAAATAACGATGCATGCAGTGCACCAAATGACGGGTATAAAAAAGCCCCGCAATTGCGAGGTCAGTGATTTTCGATACATAAATTAGGCTAAACAATCAGCCAGTTTTAATTCCATTTTTCGCGGGTATAAAAATTCACCTGAAGCGGCAGTCCTAGAGGGCGAGAGGGGTAGAGATTTTACCCGCCCCTCCCCATAGATGATAATTATTATCATTCATGTAAATGTTCATATATAACAGCTACTTGCGTAATCGTTCAGTTGCTGTCTTTCTTTTATGACAAGGCCAGCACAGTGATTGCAAGTTACTCTCATCATCAGTACCACCATGTGCTTTAGGTATGATATGGTCGACAGTCTTGGCTTCTACAGCTCGAGGCAGGCAGTTTTGACAAAGGTGTTTATCACGCTGAAGGATGCGAGGGCGTATCTTGTCCCACTTGGAACCGTAACCTCGCTCATGCCTGCTCTTGCCGGGCTGGTGGTTTTCCCATCCTGTACTTATATGATCTTGGCAATAACCACTACGGTCAGTGGTTGTCTTGCTGCACCCGTGCTTTCGACAAGCGCGGGGAATGCGTGGTGGCATGTTCAATACCTCGCTTTCTATCGCATAGCTCGGTACAATGGACCACCTTGCGCTGCATCTTTAATAATGACTTCTTTGATAGCTGCCACTAAAGCTTCGTCTTGGGCTTTAATTGCTTCAGTCCCTTTTTCCACCGCCTCTCCTAGTGATGTAATAAATGAACTACTATCAAGGAAAACCTCACCTGAGCTAATTGTGCGGAATTCATTGATACTAAAGCCTACGCTTGTTGTCTGCTTCAGCCCAGTGCTGGACATCAGCCCTTCAATGCGCTTTAGTTGCGCTTCCAGCTTATCTAAGTCAGAGCTATCGACTGATATCTTTATAGATAGGGTGGCTATTTCTTTTTTATCTGACATGACTGTCTCCATATATGAAAAGGCCACCAGTGATTAGCTGATAGCTAAAGATAAATTGACTAAAAAACGGAGCTGTGTATATTTACGCCTGATTAGAATAAAATGAACAATATGATTACATTAAGCCCCAAGCATGCTGGCTCGGGGCCTTTTTTTTATCTCTAATCTATTTAATAATCACCAATATAATTGCACGTTTGAAATAACCTGCTAGGCTTAACGCTGATATTCATCGTAAAGCAATACTTTAGCCTACCGCTGTGTAGGCTTTTTTTTATTTGCATACGCGTTTTTCAATATTCTTTTCCGTATTTCGTAACAATTTATACCTAGATTATTTAACTTATACTGGTAGTATTCACGCGCCCATTTGACATTTGGGCTATTCATATAATTATTAATACCCATTCCTAGCATTGCCCCACGCCAACGAGGGGCTTTTTTTATTCTTTCGGAATACTTTTATCCAACTCTTCACGGAATTGAGCTGGTTTATCGAAGCCTTGTGTTGCCATGATATTTCTCCATTAAAAAGCCCCTAATTACTTAGAGGCTCGTTGTTGTTCAATTTCCCGTATTGCTTTCTTATCCAAGTTGCACTTTGCTATTGATTTCATGGCATCAACGAGCAACTGTGGCATATCTTTCCAGTCCATATGCTCTGGTACATCAGGCTGAGGACAATCAGCGGTTAATTGCGCTGGTATCGGTACTGAATGAACGGGAGTCAATACCTCTTTTGTATTTCCGCAGCTCACTAACAACATCATCGGGAACAGCAGTATTAGCGCACTCATTGTCTTTGAGCACTGTTTTGATAACAGTCTTAACTTTGACATGTTCTGAGTCCTCTAATTGCTTTGCTTTGATATTATCGAGTGATACTTGATAGTGAAGAGTGATTGCTGATTGGGTTACTCTATTTAGTAGCTGGCTTACAGATAGTTGGTTATTGAGATTTTCAATTTTTCCACCTTGCCAGCCAATAAAGACTGTCATAAACAAAATGACAGCTACGCAAATTATCGTTTCACCGAGTTTCATATCACGACTCTTTCACTGACAGCGCAGCATCACCAACTGGTATCGGTCGATTATCGATTTCAACGCCATCAGGCCAGCGATAAGCAACAACTCGGTCAGTCCCAAACGCTTTGATGTTTACTGCGTCTGATTGATTACCACCCAAGATAAGAAGCGAGCCATTTTCAGTTTTACCAACACAGAAACCAACATGCCCACCGCCTGAGCGTGAGAAGCGAACAATGCAGCCATATTTAGGCTCTGTTAGCTTTTGCCCGAAAGTATCAAATGAACTTGAAGCATCTTTGCGAGGGGATTTAATACCAGCACGCTCTAACATGGCATTAACAAAACCAGCACACCACGGCACTTTACGTGCAGTACCAACCAATCCACGTAACTTGCTATCAATCCACATTTGATCTACGGCTTTCGAACCTTCAGCGGTATGTTCAGAAACGCCAATTTCTTTTCTGGCTTCAGTTAGCCATTTAGGTTCAGTCATTTTTTCACCATAAAAGTAAAAGGCCGCTTAATGAGCAGCCAGATTGATTTGATTCGGGCTAATAGCTTACTAATGACGACTACCGACATGATGTTTCCACCAGCAGAGAAGATAACGGTAAATAAAACGCCACTAAACAATACATCTGATGATGCTGCTATACGCTCGCCCACCGCCGTTTGATAAATTTGATAAACCCAACAAACAAATAAGACGGTGCCAATAATCGAATCCCGACGCTTAGCGTAACGACATAAAAACACCGTGATTGCCGAAGCGGACTTAAACAAAATATCAGCAGTCCCTAGTGGGTGAGTATCTATCCAGCGGGCTATATCCATAAAAATCGTTAAGAAGGCATCCATCAGTTACCCCCTTTATTTCGCCAATCTTTAATGGCTTGTACGATACCACTGAAGTTTCGGTCTATTGATGCGGCAATACGACTAAACAACTTTCTAAGGTTGTCTTTGTTTGCAGCTAGCACCAAAACGGGGATTAATAAAGCCGAAATAATAATGGCTGTTATCTTAGGGCTAATTTCCCATTGCCATACCTGAGCAATAAAATCTGAGGCTTCTTTAGCAATGAGGATCCCTGCACCGAGTGCCAAAATAAAATGAAGTATCTTTCGTCGGTTATTATCTTTAGATGCAATGACGGAAACTGAAGCGCCAATAACTGCGCCTAGCACAACACCATAGTCGGCACCAATAAGGAAACCGCCCATCGCGCCACCGCCAGCAGCACCGAGGGTTATCCCTATTGATGTGCTCATAAATTATTTGTTCTCTTAACAGTTAATGAAAAGGTGTTTTACCTCTGCAGATAACTCGAACCGTATCGCCAGTTACCGTAGTAATGTAGGCATGATCTGTTCGCTTGATATCAAATGCAGGAACACCGTCTTTTGTTGTGTATTCCAGTCGAGCAACTATATCGGGATTATCGACTACTGGATAAAACTCAAGTCGGTACATTTTTCCCAAATAATGTGACTCCTCAACTTTACGGCCATTACGTTCTGTCATTAATTTAAGTGCGTACATAGTTACGTTCCTTAGTGCGTGGGTAATAGAAAATCCACCAGCTACAGTAGCTAGTGTGGGTTAATGAATTCAGTTGATATTTAGGTTAAGTTAGAGGTTCAGCCCTATGTGACTTACCGAAGGGATGGCTGATTAACTTCGGTGGAGAATATTAATAGTGCAAGCTAAATGTTTAGCTCTTCAACACACAATTTCCATCTTGTTGCATTTTTTGCCTGATGACAAAAAAGCTTTAGCATACTCGGTCATTGAAAGTATCAAAGACCGAGATTATGAATCCAACCTCTTAAGTGTAGATCCCACTTTATCAGAGGAAACCGCCAAGGAGTTTTCTAGGAAAATACAGTCTACTTATTCTGATATTCTGGAGTCTGCTCGGGGCTTGGATGAGACCTATCGTTTAAGTGATGTTGAATAGCTATATTAAATCCTTCCAATGCGGCGTTAGATGCCGCATTTTTCATGGCCTCGTATAAATTTTGTTCATTATCACTCTGGGCACTCATAACTACCTCTCTTAAATAGAAAAAGGCCACGCAATGCGCAGCCCTTGGAATAATTTTTGGAATATTTTGTTGTTCGAAATGGTGTTGTGGAGGCATACGCTGAGAGTGTATGCGTTCAGGCTCCCCATGGCGTGTGTGCTTCTATCCTGATAAGTACAGATAACCCATGCGAGTTAGCCAATCAGCCTTGGCATTCTCCACAATGAAAACCCTACTCGCTTTAGTGCCACTATGTGCAAGATAGAAGCTAGCAAATAGAGTTTTCATTATGTGAACTGAATCGCTTTTATATATTTACCTTAAGTCAACTTAGTGGTATAAAAACTCATCAAGCATTGTTGGTTCCATTTTATTGGCTTCCCAGTAATTTAATTTATGCCACCACCGAAAGGTGGTATTTTTTTGCCAAAAATAAAGCCCCACCGAAGTGGAGCCTTATTTATACATCGCACATATTATTCATAAACATTTTGTGATTTTTTTGGTAATTAAACAGTCTGACTGATGTTCGTCGAATTACCTTTGTTCAATAATAATAGACTAAAATTTAAACTTATCCTTTGATGATTGTCACAGTATGACCACCCACTTCTGATATCACTTTTTGTTATTTGTGCTCTGCCGTTGAATGGTCGCACCGCTCACATACGCAACAATGGCGATTCAAGTATTGCTCGGCTCGCCCTCAAATTTATCACTCAAAGCTATGCCATCTGGCAAAAGTGCCCACGCAACATAAAAACTATGAGGGCTCATTATCTCACCGGGTGAATAGTAAATTCCGATAAAGCAATCATCTTCATCTTTATCGACTTGAATATATCCAATATGCCAACCATCGCACGGATTAAGTACAATAACCTCTTTTCCTTCTAAATCTTCAGTTGGTAATTCGCTGGCGGGTCTGAACACTAATTCGGTAGGTATTTGCATTATTGAGTCCCAGAAAGCAAAAAACCCCGCACAAATGGCGAGGTTTCATTCTATAAGTTAGGTGACAACGTATTCACTCTTATCACAATAACATCGAATTTGCGTAGCGCACTAATACTTTTTTACTATCTATCGCTTTTACTTTGTTAATAACCTCAGAGTCCATTTCTAGGGTTACACCCAGCATGGCTAAGCAACCATCCACAAAGCCTTCAGCAACTTGCATCATTTGCCTAATTCGCCCCTCACTCATTTTCCATTCCTTAGCAATATTGCGTTTTGACACCCCATAAAGGTAATGCAACACAATTAACTCTAGCTCTTCCTCTTTTCTAACCTGCCGTAGCTTCGCAATAACGCTATCTATAATTATTCCGTCATCATCACTGCATGACTCTCTTGATGGTTCCTTGTTTGCAATTAGACCTTTAAAGCCTGCAGCAATATGGGAATAATCGATGCTCGGATTATCGCTCGTCCACCCTGCCCATTTTTGTAGAACCAACTGAATATCTCTCATGCAAAAAGTCTCCTGCGTTCCGCACAACGCATTAACCAAAAACACCCAGTGCCGCTGAACGGTCTAGGAATCGAAATAAAAAATATAATTGGCTTCCGTGTTCGCTTTCCCACCCATTTGGATCCTTATGCAACTCGCTGTGGTGAATACGGCACAATGGGATAGTGAACAAATCATGGGCCTTAGTGCCCATTCCACCCTGACCATGACCGATTAGGTGATGTGCTTCGTGCGCGATGGAATTACAGACACAACATGGTTGTGATTTTACCCACTGCAGGTAGTTATCATTAATCCAGCGCTGTAATTTAGGCTTCAACATCAAACTAGCTGGTGGCTCGGGGTTGATGGTTAAATTTAATACAGGTTTTGATGCTCGCTCATCATTTACTACGTCGCTGAGGTATTGGTCAGCAAGAGAGATAAGGCCTGATGGTTGATGCTTTAATTCATCAGGTAATGTTGTTATCAGCATTCTGCCATTAAACAAATTTAGGCTTACTCCTGGTTTAAACATCACAGCATTAACTTCAGGAATAATGATAGGGGTTAATATCCATTTGTGGCTCATGATATTTTCTCCACCGTTGTGTTAAGGGGCTTTATCTCAATTTCAAATCGACCACCCTTTACGACTTCATGCCATTCAATGACAGCACGTCTAACCTGAACGTCATCACTCCAAACCCCAGCATGTGTTAATGCATCGAAGGGGGCTTTCAAGTAATTATCAATATCCATTCGACGCTTTGACGGTGGGTACATCCTCACAATGACAGATACATGCTTAGTGATTGCCTTTGGTCTTTTGCGTAGTTGTTCATAGATTGCTGCAGCTGCATTTGCCCGAAATGCACGCCCCTTTGCACTAATTAACGTTTTACCGTTAATGTTCCGCCAGCAAGCATTAACACTAGGTGGAAATGGGAGTATTAAAGTAATTGAAGAATTCATTTTGATACCACCTCATTCCAAATTCTTACCGCTTCTGTCCTATCATTTATTGCAGGGCTTTTTTTACCGCAGCTATGACAATAAACATAAAACCAAGTGCGGTATTCGAGGGTAAGAATATGCAGATCTTCACTGCCGCATTTGCATTGGTGAATTTCTGGCATTTTGTTTTTCACGCCCTAACCCCCACCAAAAGTCTATCTAATTTCTTCAGCGTCTCGCTCCCCATATCGCCTATGTAAGCTTTTTCAACAACTTTAATCCCACACTCAAATTGAGGCTCGGGCTCGCACTTCTTGATTTCGTCCACTTTTTTAGGCTCGGATAGTGGCTGTATTTTAAGCTTTTCTGCCCTCTCTGGTTTTTCCTTCTCCTCTAATTTTGTCTCCCACATTGCTTTTAGCTTTGTAATTGCGTGGGGATCAATGCTGTATTGCTTTGACCTCTGCTTAGTTTTCCCTGCAGGGAAATTGTCGACATATTTTATGCAGCCAATTTTTTCCAGCATTTCAAAAGTTCGGTGTGCAGCGGATGGTGAATAACTAGCAACATTTTTTAGGATCGCTGCATTTATTGTTTTAAATTCGCGTCCAATCCTAATGACTTCAATTCCTTGCGTGTATTGGTATTCAGTTATCATTTTATGCAGCCACCCTCTTCGCTAACCACCTAACTTGCTCTATGAATATTCTGCCTCGTTCCTCTAGATCCTCACGCTTGATATAATCAAATGGTTTACCTGTCCATGACTTATCAAAAACGACAATAGCGCCAGCAAAGAATGCCCCCGTTGGCTTCTGTTTATCATCTGATGGGTTAAACCACGCAGGGAGCTCAAACCCAATACGACCGCGAATGAAGCAAACATGATCTGCATTTTCTGGCCACCAGCTTTCACTTGTTGCCGCCTTCAGAAGAAAAACATAGCGACCGCCTTTCTCTCTCATTGCAAAGGCGTGGTTCATTATGTGGCCAACACCCGTTATAGCCTGTTTTTCGTGATATGAACTGCGTGAATATGGTGGATTACCAAATGCAGCACCGCCAACTTCTTTTAGCTTTTCCGACCAATCTTGAGTTAAAGCATTATCTTCTGCAGTGTAGAAGTTAGGTGCTTTAGTGTTTTTACCGTCAGTAAATAAATCGAGTTTGAATAACCCATATATCGAGCTGATACCCCAGTACAATTCATCGGGTGTACACCACTGATCCCCAATCTCATTAAGCTTATGTCGTGGTTTAGCTTTAAGCGCCTCGAGGCTTTGAATGTATTTATTCATCAGATAGCACCTCGCTGCTGGTGGGATTTAACATACTCGCGCATATGCTTATAACGCTGCTGAACTTGAAAATGGTCAGCATGATGGTTTAAGTGGCGAAACTTCCTGCAAGTCACTAAATCACAACGGGATTGATTCCATCTGTTACGAAGCTTGCGAATCGTGCGCCATTTACGTAGCTGTTTGAACATGGCAATCATGCCTAGTACGTCAACGCCATAGATTGTTTTAGTTTCACTACGAATCATGCTGTCACCTCTTTAGCTGCTTGCTCTGCTGCTTGTTGCCAAATACCTATCCACGCCTTGCGACCTACAAAATCCGACATGTTACGAACACCCTGCTTACCCGCTAATTCTGCTGCAATTTCTTCCGTCCGATTTTTAGGGGTTAGCCTTGAACCAATGATCCGTGTGTAAGCGTTGTCACGTTCTACCGGATCGATACTTACAGCAACTTCACCAGGCTTGAGCCATTTGCCGTTAACACAGACGGGGCGACCAGCCTCATTCCATTTCTGAGCTTTTTCAAAGTACTCCATGCAGTTTTCAGGGCTAAATAATGTTTTCGGGCGTAGGTAATCACTCATTCTTGAGTCATTTAGCCACTTGGCTGTGATGTAGTCAGTCACCAGAATTAAATCATCTGAGGTGTAATTTTCAGCTAGACGGGCTCTGATATGGCCCATAGTTGTTTTACCATCGCGATAACTTGAGTTAGTGACCTTGTTGAAATGATCTAAAACAGCTTGCGCATGGTCGGGCTCAGCATGAGCCTGACAAAAAGAGTTACTCTCTGTTGTAATCTCTTGTGTATTCTCTGTAGTACTCTCTGTAAGATCAGGGCAATTTGACCCGTTCGATGAGGTCATTTTGGTATTATTCGAACGTTTCATTTTGCGCTTATCGATAAGGTCATTTTGACCTGTTCGAGAGGCTTCGGCTGAACTGTTCGATGAGTTCAATTTGACCTCATCGGATAACAGCGCATGTTCATAATTTATAGAGTAATAATTTGTGCGGTCATGGGTTCGTTTATTGATTTGCTCAATATTTAATACACCCAATTTTTTTAAATTGTTAAATGCACGCTTAATTGTGGATTCGGAAAAATACGGGAATTGTTCACGCCATTCTTCAATAGTGTTATAAACCCAGCGCCTACCGTCATGATCAACACCTGACGAGGTTTCCGATAACCAGTATTGGACTTGCTGAAGCAGTAAAGCTTCATTCAAGCCCAAGCGAACCGCCAGCTCAGGTATAACAATTTGTGGGCGTGTTTTAAGGAGCAATAAACTACTCATACAGCCACCTTACTTAACTTCTGTGTAATATTTTTTGAATTGTTCGAGGGGCTCAAAACAGGGGTGCTCATAGTCATCGAGCATGAAAACAACCCGTTGCCTTGGTTTGTCCCACTCAACAACATGGACAATACGGCCTCGCTTATCTCGGAAGTAACGATTAAGGTTTTTATGCTTTTCATTGCTCATTAACCTCTCTCCCACTGCGGAAATAGTATTTAGCCCAGCTATCTCTTAGGGCTTTGCTATCTACCAATTGTTGTTCGGTCTGGTAGTTGCCCGACTCGTCAGCTGAGGTTATGATTTCTACATATTGAAACGGACCAGATTTTGATATTGGTAAGCAGCGAAATTGCTTTTTATGTTGAAATTGGTTTAAACTGCTCATGCTAGTTACTCCACACAAGTTGTTATTAGCACCCGACGCCTCGGACCGCATATCTGGGGCGTCAACCTTTCTAGTTATGCTCATCATGGTTTAATCCCATAAACACTTTCCAAAGAACCAATAAACCCAAGCGCATAAGCAAAGACTTTTTCCATCTTTCTGTAGATAGCCTTTGTTTCATCAGGTGTTAGAACGCCATCAGAAATACTGTCTTTGATTAAAACGCTTAAAGCCCCTTGCATTGCACCAAGGCGCATTTGAATATCAAATAACTCAACCGTATCTAAGCTCTCAGCTTCAATTTTTACTGCCGGTGTAATTCCGTGACGTTCCATGTGATATTCCACCAGCAACTTAGTGCCTGATAATTCCTCAATCGCTTCAAGTTCATCATTTTCAAAGAAACGACAGCCGTTTTTCTCATACAGCTTGTTATTGAATGTGGTTTCAGAAATACCTAATGCACCAGCCATGGCTGAACGACCACCAGGGAATGCTTTACACATTTCTTTCACGACTTCTTTTAATGTTTGTTTGCACATATCTACAATTCCGTTGTTTTGTTGGTAGTTAACTCAGTTAGTTAGATTTGCTACTGTTTTGGTAGAGCTGAGGATTGAATTTCAATTTTCCTTTTGTGATTTTTTCAATTTGATAAGCTCGACCTTGAGGAATTATTTCACCCCACCCACTTACAGATGGGTGCTTGATTCCTAAAGCTTTAGCTGTGTTGCATGAACCGCCGAAATAAGAGATAACATCACTTTTTTTCATTTTGAGGCCTCATAATGTACTGTTCAACCCATAATGTAGGATATCCAACATAACAATGTCAAGAAACTTACAATGATAAGTGGTAGGCTATCCTACATGAGCATGGGAGATAGAATTCGCGAAAGGCGAAAAGAACTAAAATTAACTCAAGAAGCACTGGCTAAAATCGCTGGTGTGAATCGTGTCACCGTTACTGGATGGGAGAAAGATGATTACCAACCGAACGGAGCCAACCTTCAGGCGCTAGCGGAAGCTCTAAAGTGCAATCCTATCTGGTTAGTTGAAGGGACTGGAAGCTGCGATACCCCATATACAAGAGGCTTGTCGGTGTCTGTTCGTGAGCTGCCTGTGTTGTCTTGGGTGCAAGCTGGAACTTGGACTGATACTGATTCAGGGGTTTGCCTTGATGATGTTAACGAATATATAACAACCACCCTCAGCCTCTCTAGTGATGCTTTCGCTTTGCGTGTAAATGGCTCTTCAATGACAACAATTGTTAAGGACGCCTCCATCCCAGATGGCTCAATAGTTATCGTTGAACCTGATTTAACACGGTTTTCATCTATAAATGGGAAAATTGTTGTTGCTTATATTCATGGCGGAATAGAAGCAACATTAAAAAAATTCGTAGAAGACTGGCCAAACAGATACCTTATCCCTTTAAATCCTTTCTATAAGACAATAGACTTCGATGAGAACTGCAGAATTGTAGGCGTCGTCAAGCAAGTTTTAATTGATTTTTAACTCTCATTGCTACCACCTCCCCTATTGGTAGCTCCTTACATTCCCCCTCATTACTAACCCCTCAAAAATAAATGTAAGTTTCCCTACATTTTAGCTTGACATATTAATGTCGGATATCCTACATTAAATGCATCAAAGCAATGGAGAGAAGCTTATGCAAACCAATTCAAATGAACCAATCGTTACTTTTAGTGTGCCAATGTCGCAGGATGATGTGCGCGAGTGGATACTAGAAAAAGCCAAACAAATTAATAACCTGCAAAAACTACGCAACGAGCGTGATGAGCTGCAATCTAAACTCGAAAAGCTCGACGAAGAAATTGCAGAGTGCATGGATATGTGTGCAGTTACTGTTAGTGCTTAACTGAATTCAATTGTGTGGAGTACTTAGTATGGGAATGCTTATTTTAACTCGTCGAGTCGGTGAAACTTTAATGATTGGTGATGATATTAAAGTGACTGTTTTGGGTCTGAACGGTAACCAAGTGCGGATTGGTATTGAAGCCCCAAAAGATATTGCTGTACATCGTGAAGAAATTTATCAGCGTATCTTGGCTGAAAATAGTATTGCCACTGCTAGTGATTGACCCTTGTAGTTTTTGGCGGTGTTGTGCCGCCCTTTTTCATAATACATAAGGCCACTGATATTCAGTGTTCATACTAGGTAAATATATTCATTATTTGTCAGTGGTCTTATTTATTGTGTGGAGTTAATTATATTTGAGGAAAAAACAAATGAAACGTTTTCCAATTACTAGCTGTGTTATTTTTAAAGCTGAATTACCCAGCGCTGACGTTTTAGAAAATCATTTAAAAGAATTACTCTTTGTTGATATTTTAGAGTCACATTCTATTAGCTATGGTTTTATTCCGAATAAAATCACAGGTGAATTAGTTACGCCAATTGAAGGTGGCTATATTATTACTTTTCGTATTGATGAAAAGATACTTCCGAAAGCAGCTATCGCATTTGAAGTGAATAGACGCATTGAGAAATTGAAAGAACAAGGTATCGATGATTTTCTTGAAGCCGAACTAAAGCATATTGCAATAGAAGAAATGTTAAAGGTTGCTTTAACTAAAACAAAAATCATCACTGCCCTGTACCATGTTAAAAAGGGTTTCCTGTTTGTGTCCACAACGCGAAAGCCAGACCACCAAGCACTATTAGGTAGTTTAGTGAAAGCTTGCGGTACTGTAAAAACTGAAACTTTTCACATTGATGATGCAAAGAATGGGATTACAACACGGTTATCTAACCACATTGATAACCAACCACCAGCAGAGTGCTTTGGTCATGACCTTTATCCCGGAAATTTCCTTTTGCTACAACGTAAGCTTGATAAAAAGCTAGAAACCCTAAAATATGATGCTGAACTTAATTTAATTCGTGAGCAAGTTAAAGATTCAATTGATAGTCATTTTAAAGTTTGTTTAATTGAATTAAGTACCTTTGATATTAGCTTTAAGCTCACAGATGATTTTGACTTTAAAAATATCAAACCATTAGTAGAAATTGACTGTGACGGAGATAGAGTTTTTCGCTATCGACACACAAACGCAGTATTTATGTTTCACATGGTTAATACAATTGAGCTATTGATTGAATTATTAAAATATAAAGAAGAATCAGAGTAACTATTTAACCAACACCAAGGAATTTAATTCTCTTTATTAAGAGACGGACTCTTATTATCTAAACTTTGTGTGGAGTATTAATTATGTCCAATGAAATTAAATTTGATGCAGATATATTGCTAGAATCAGTTAACGCCCATGGTGCTGATGGCCATGTTTACAATGACACAAAAAAACGCTTCTTTAATGGCGCTAAAATACATACATCACCAGTAGTTAATATCGATACTTATCTTGCTGATGGTTATATACAAACAGTTAATTCAGTTTACAGAATTATTGTTTAGGTGGCTGATATGAAAGAGCGCGGAATTATTTTTAACTCAGAAATGGTACGCGCCATCCTCGATGGCCGTAAAACTCAAACCCGTAGAGTTGTTAATCCACAACCAGAGCTAACGCAAAAATCAGGCTTTAAGTGGAAAGGCAGTCTTTTTGGTGCCGGTAGTGATGACAGGGAAACTAACCATAATTTTGCACACAAAAACTGCCCTCTTGGTAAAGTTGGTGATCGCCTTTGGGTTCGTGAAACTTTTGCATTACTTGGTAACGAAGATGGGGTTTGTGTCGATTGGAATGACAATATTCTTAAAGCTGGTGAAGAACAAGCTGCAAGAATTTACAAAGCCTCTTGTGAGCAAAAAGACGGTGATTATGGCTTGTGGTCAATTCCTGATGATGCTGACTGGAAACCTCATACTGATAATCATAAATATGACGGTACATGGACACCATCTATACATATGCCTCGATGGGCTTCACGTATCACGCTAGAAATTACTGATGTTCGAGTAGAGCGATTACAAGAAGCTAGCGACGATGACTTTAAAGCTGAAGGCTATCCGCTCAAGAGAGAATTAACTGGCGGCAGTACTGATGCATTTTGTTGGTTTCGTCACTTATGGGATTCAATTAGTAAGCCTGAATGTAATTTTGAAAGTAATCCTTGGGTGTGGGTTATTGAATTTAAGCGAGTGTGATTATGAATAATAAAATGCTTGAATTAGCCAAAGAATTGAAGGCCGATGCGTTATTAACCCGTAGATATCAAATTGCAAAATGTTCGGTATGGAGCGACCAATTAATTAATCTGTGTGAGCATGTTGAGAAAACATCTCAAGCAAACGAAGATAGCACTAAATTAATTGAAGCCTTCTGCGCTGATGATGCTGAATGGCATAAGTTACTTAATGTAAGGGAGCAAGAAAACTCAACCTTGATTAGTTTAGTGGTTAAGTTAGTGGATAAATGCTCTGAAATGCAAAAAAAATTAGAGCGTATTAATAACTTGCAGCCTGTTTTATTCACTATTGAGGATAGCAGTGGTTGCTTGCACTTTAACCGAGTAACAAAAACGAATGGAGAGGAATTGAGCCACCAGCTTAATATCCTACAAAGAAATAAACCTGAACAACAATTCAAAATAGCAAAGCTATACCGCTTGGATAAATAAGGACTAACAATGAAATATAAACACTTAATGGTAGATCTAGAAACTATGAGCAATAAAGGCAATGCCGCTATTGTGTCCATTGGTGCTGTGACTTTTGAACCAACAACGGGTGAGATTGGCCCTACATTTTATAGTGTGGTTGATTTAAGAAGTTGCGAACGTGCGGGTCTTCATATCGATGCTGATACCGTCCTTTGGTGGATAAAACAAAGCGCTGAAGCTAGAGCGGGAATTGTTGGTGTTAGTTATGAGTTAGAAGAAGCACTAGCCGACCTAAATCTTTTTGCCGAGAGAGTTCTAACTGATGATGTTCAGGTGTGGGGTAATGGCGTTGATTTTGACAATGTTATTTTGCGTAACGCATATGATGCAGTCGGTTTAGATCCGTTCTGGAAACATTGGAACAATCGCTGTGTTAGAACAATTGTAGAGCTAGGCCGTAATGCTGGTATTGATCCTAAGCGTACACTCGAATTTGAAGGAGAACAACACAATGCATTAGCTGATGCAATCCATCAGGCTAAGTATGTGTCTATTATCCACCAGCATTTAATCAAACCAGTTAACGACGATATTTAATTTTTAAGGTCTGTATGCGGCAGGTGTGTGGAGGTAGTTATGCAAATGCTAACTTTAGAGGAATGGGCCAATGATCGCTATCGCAGCCGCCCACCTCGGCTGGGAACATTACAACGCTATGCAAGAAACGGCTTGTTTTATCCACCAGCACAAAAAGAAGGCGGTATTTGGCGCGTGAGAGAGGATGCCGATCTAGTCGGTAATTTGACATCACCGGATATCAAAAAGAATGATAATCCGAAATTGCAAAGGATTTTAAGCGATGGCTGCCCGACCACGTAAAAATAATGTCAGTATTCCTAACCTTTATCCACTGTTCAGTAGAAAAGCGAATAAGGTTTACTGGCGTTATCGTCACCCCATAACTGGAAAATATCACGCCCTCGGTGACAATGAAGCCGAGGCGCGAGAAATTGCCCTTGAAGCCAATAGTCGCTTAGCTGAACAGCGCAGCCGACAAGTCATGGCGATCAGCGATAGAGTGGCAAGAATTAAAGGAAAAGAAATTACTGTTAATACTTGGCTAGATCGCTATTGGGTAATACAAGATGAGCGATTAGCTGATGGTGACATAAAACCAAATACACATAAACAAAAAAGAAAACCTGTTGAATTAATGCGGCACTCATTAGCAATGAAACCTTTACCCGCTGTTGATGCGAGAGATATCGCATCAATACTCGATGAATATAAATCTAATGGCCAGCATCGCATGGCTCAGGTTATTCGCTCAGTGTTAATTGATGTATTCAAAGAAGCACAGCATGCTGGTGAAGTTCCACCAGGATATAACCCTGCTCTTGCAACTAAACAACCTAAAAGACGAATTACTCGCCAGCGCCTCAATTTAGAAGAGTGGCAAAAAATATTTGAAGTAGCGGATAAACAACATAAGTATTTAGGTAACGCGATGCTACTGGCAATAATTACCGGACAACGACTAGGCGATATTTCAGCAATGAAATTTAGCGATATCTGGGATGACCACTTGCATGTAACGCAAGAAAAGACAGGAAGTAAATTAGCTATTCCACTAGCGTTAAGATCTGATGCGTTGAATATGTCTTTGCGTGATGTTGTTTCTAGATGTCGCGATCGCGTTGTGAGTCAGTATTTAATTCATTATTTCCATACAACATCACAAGCAGAAAGAGGCGCTCAAGTTACAGCAAATACACTAACCACAAACTTTAAAAAAGCGCGAAATAAAACTGATATTGACTGGGGAGAAGGAACACCTGCTTCTTTCCACGAGCAGCGATCTTTGTCTGAAAGACTGTATAGGGATCAGGGTATCAACACTAAAGATTTACTGGGACATAAGTCGCAAAAAATGACCGATAAATATAATGATGACCGGGGTAAAGATTGGGTAAAAGTTGTTATTTAA